CGCGCCCGCCGCGCGGGCTGACATTTTCCAGCCGGATGGCGTTTGCTATACTCTTGCGCCTGCGCCGCACAACCAGACTTTGTGCGCAGACTCCGCGCCATGACGGGTGACTTGGGAAACATGGCGGTCTGGCGGAGAGGGGGCTCGCGCTCCCCGCAGCGGATTTGACGGCTCCCTGTAGTTCAGGGGGCGGAATGAGGGCCGAATCCCCCGCCAGTCAATGCTCTCGACTACTGCTGTAGCAAAAATGTAGCAGTTACCAATCTCCGTCGGACGGTCACCACACGCGCTGACTTTCCCCGATCGACAATGACAGACAATCGAAGCTCGCCGTTCCTACGTGCACGGGATTGCGCAGCCAACGCTAGAATAGCGAGATATCGCGATTGGTCTGTATAAACCAAAGAAAAATTTCACAACTCAAAGTCGTAGGGGAAAAAACGTGGTGAAACCCATCCCGGGGCCAGATCGTACGCCGTGGTATTTCACAAAAGCGGCCACCGAAGGCTTAGGCAGTGGAGCTCCGGCTGTCGCCGCGATCCTTTCCGCAATCCGGCTACTCGAAGACCCGGCTACAAAGGTCTTCGGACTTATCTCCGCGGGAGCCGCGGTGTGGCTAATTGCCGCAGCACTGGTCAAAATTTTTGCCGCGAGAGCCCAAGATAAGAAAGAAGCGCCGGAACGCACCCACGAGGGTTTAAGAGCGGCCCTGTTCGCCCTACATTCGATGGTTGCACACGCGGCAGAACTGGATCCAGACGACGCGAAGACGAAATTGCGCGTAACCTTTCACCGGGTAGTGCCGCCGCTCAAGACGGCCGTCGAAATTCAACAACTGGTCGATTACGTCGGTGGTCCCGGTGGTGGCGACGGTCGCGGTAGAACGTTTTCTATTCGCTCAGGCATCGCCGGTAAGGCAGCCAGGACACGCTCGGTGTACGCACAGTCTCGCGTTAACACCGATATCGCCTCCTACGAGGCTGAACTTCGCGAACATTGGGGCTACACTGAGGCCGATAGCCGAAACGTATCTAGGGACAGCTTCGCGTGGATGTCTGTACCAATTTGTGACGCCACGGGTCAACATGCTCTTGGCGTAGTATATTTAGATTCAACAGAGAAGGATCTTTTCGCGTCGAATGAAGTCCGTGATGCGATCGTAGTAATCTGCGGCGGCATTGCCGCGTATGTAGGAGAGAGGTACAAATGAATGCCGAAAAGCTAATCGAGAAGACCGAACTTGAGTCAGGCGAAGGGGCCACTCTCAAGATCGAGAGAATCGTGCTCTCCAAATACGCCTCTGCTCTATTGCGAGCAAAACCAGCAGCCAAAGGTACTTCACGGTCTGATTCGAAGAACAAAGAGGATGTAGACGCACCCTCTGCTGGAACGGGGAAGCCACTGGCATCCGGTGCATAACCGACCCTTGAGTGCCAGCGCAATCTGGAGTAACACAAAAGCCCCGAGTCTCGGGGCTTTTATTTTTGCTGCCCGCGAGTAGACAGTGTTCAAATGGGCAACTCACATGCACCAATACAAGCAGCCTTCCGCCAATCAAGGCGCAACCCCTCCCCTGAAGTATGCATATTGGATTGACGTTTCCGTTCCGCCCGATGCGAAGTGATGGATATTGGAGTTGAATGGGCATCTAAAGTTGCTGTACGAACTCGGCATGCAGGCCGCAAAATCGGCCTTAGGCTGGCCTACGAGCCGCGGTGCGATGGTATACAAGCTGCGCCTCCCTAACTATAATCGCCGACGAACAATGCGACCAGCGATCAATGCTAGGCACCGGGGGAATGAATGCCATCCATTAAACTGAAAAGCCTTCGATTCGAGCAACCTGCGTTCCGTAAGCTCGGCGATATTAAAATCTCCTTTGCCGAACGGATGACAATAATCGCCGGACATAATGGCATCGGAAAATCCACAATCCTCGGAATCGTCTCAAATGGATCCGGATTAAATGATAGCGATTATCAGAGTTATTTTCGCCGGATGTTTGTCGCCAACCTGAACGAGATAATTCACCTCGACCATGAGAGGGAGTTTAATTCTTACAAGGTTGATCAAAAAACACTGCCTTCACCCTTTATTGACTACGAAATTGATAGTGCGATACTCGTGAAGCGCAGCGCCATGACGGAGCGGCGAAACGAACAGCAAGTCCGGGTGGTCCCACGGAATGACCCCTATGAGCCGGTGATAAGCGATTCGGGGATCGAGATTGGCAAAGACGCAAAAGTGCCCTTGCCAACTTTGTACTTAGGTATGACCCGAATGCTACCTGTCGGAGAAAGTGACCCACGCTCGGTCATGAACTCGGTAGAGCAGGCGTTCGATGCCGACGACGCTGAATTTATCGAGAGCTTTATCGGCAGCGTGATTGGAATCGGATTAGAAAACGCATCAGGAAGAATCACCACGCAAGCAATCAAGGGAACCAAAAAAACCACCAAACACCCTGAATACGCCTATCACACAAAATGCATTTCCTTAGGCCAAGATAGCCTGAGCGCCATTGCGACAGCACTCGCTTCGTTCAAAAAACTGAAGCGCGAGTGGAAGGAATACCCTGGCGGCCTTTTGGTCATTGACGAGCTCGATGCAGGCTTTCATCCGCATGCCCAGCAAAAGCTCGTCAAAGCACTATGCGGCGCCGCCAGAGCTCTCCAGTTGCAGATCGTAGCAACGACGCATTCTATGTGTCTAATCGAGGCAATTCACCCGGAATCCAGACCAGTTGGCAAAGGTGGAAAACACGTTGATTCTGTCGTCTACATAACTGACACGTCACGCCCGAGGATCGCCGAAGACTACTCGCTAAATGACATCAGGCGGGATATGAGCTTGCTTCCCCCAGAAGTCGCGGCACGCAGCGAAGTACCCGTTCTGAAAATTTATCTCGAAGATCCGGAAGCGCAATTCTTTCTGGAACGGCTACTAACTCGCGCGCTGAAAATGCGGGTGAAACGCGAGGCGGCCGTTCGTCTCAAGCCAATCCCGTTAAGCGTTGGTTGCGAAAATCTCCAACGATTCCACAAGCATGACGCTTATTTTAAAACCGTTCTAATCGTTTTGGATGCCGACGCATCAATCGCCGGCCCAGCCAGATCGACCAGAAACATTGTTAAGCTGCCCGGCGGAAGGGATGGAAACGGCCGAGGGCTTTCTCCCGAGCGCACGCTGCATGCATTTATCAAGCAGCTGGCTGACGAAAATAACTTGTATCCAGCGGCACGTGAAAAACTCAAAAGACTCAAGGTGAGTAGCGATCAACTTCGAGAACACCTGCTCGTCGGCTATGCAACTCTCTCGAATCGAGAATCAGCAAAAAAGTGGATGACGGCACGGCTCGACTTCATCAAGCAGTGGGAATTGGTCGAGATTTGGCTCGCCGAATACCCCGCTTATGTCGAAGCGTTCAATGACTCACTCTTGGCAGCATCAATCGCAACGGCGGGTCTTATAAGGCAATCGACCTGAAGGTCCGACAGAATTTGGAGCGGCGCCCCTCGCTCTCCCGGCGCGCCGCTCGACCCAAATTAAAAGAGACCCGCAGGTTCGTTGGTCTCGTCCCAACTGAAGATGATCACCTCCTTACGCGCAGCCTCGCGCCCGCCACCTCCGACCGTGTAGCAAATATCGACTGTTTCGATATGGAAGCCGTCGAACACCCGACGAATGTCGGGGTGATCGTTCAAACTCACAATCGCCCTTCCCTTCAACGTCCGCAGTCGTGCGGCCATCGCCTCGTATTCCCCGAACGGAAAGGGCACCCCGTACCCTTCCGTCTGCCAATAGGGCGGATCGAGGTAAAACAGCGTATGCGGCCGATCGTAGCGGTCGATGCACGCCTTCCAGTCAAGGTGCTCCACGTACGTGCTCGCGAGCCGCAGATGCGCCGCCGAGAGGTTCTCCTCAAGCCGTAGCAAGTTAAGCCCCGGAGGCGTAGTCGTCGCGGTCCCGAACGTCTGCCCCTCGACCTTCCCCCCAAAGCAATTTTGCTGCAGGTAGTAGAACCTGGCCGCCCGCTGGATATCGGTGAGTGTTTCCGGGACTGTTTCCCTGAGCCATTCGAAGACTTGGCGGCTAGACAGCGCCCACTTGAACTGCCGCACGAACTCTTCGAGGTGGTGCTGCACGACACGGTACAGGTTTACGAGATCGCCGTTCACGTCGTTGATCACCTCGACTTTGGCAGGCGGGCGCATGAAATACAGCGCGGCGCCCCCTGCAAAGACCTCGACGTAGCACTCGTGAGCAGGAAAACGCGGGATCAGGTGGTCTGCGAGGCGACGCTTGCCGCCGATCCATGGAACGATGGGAGTTGCCATATGTGGATTGCCCTGTTGGGAATTTGTTAGAATTCGCCCCGCCTACCGGTAGGTAGCAGGGCCTTGGCTAATTCACTGGCTGGTTCAGTGGAAAGGTGGCCACGCGTATGCTCCAACATGCACGTGGTCGCCCTGTCTCTCTTTCCACCCTTGCGACGGGTATAGATGCGCTCCGCAAAATACTGTATGTTTACACAGTATTTTGCGGAGCAACCAATGCCTCATCGTGCGCCGTTGACCGCCGAGCGTCTCGCCGCAATCTGGGACAACCACCCGGAACCGATCGTGCTTGAACTGCTGTGGGAAATTCATCGCCTGCGCGCCACGATCTCGCGCGCGAACCAGATCCGCGCCTTTCTCGCGCCAGGCGGCCACGGCAACATTCCGGGTTCAGTTTGGGAGTGCTTCAAGCGAGAGCTCGACGCTGAACCCTGCCTACAGGACAAGCCGACACCACGGCAGCACGCCGCGATCGACAGAATCGTGAGGCGGCCGCGCGAAGGATAGCTGCGCCGCCACGGGCCGCATCGTCACTACGTCGCGATTGTTCCGGACGGCGGCGAGCCGGTAAGTCGGCGCGCACTATCCCGGCTAATCGCTCTTTGCGAAAAATAGCTCGGTGTATTTATCGAGGTAGTGTCGAAGCGCAACGGAGGTGGGGAGCCTCTCGATTTCGTCACGCCAAAAAAATCCGGCGCCCGCTCCTTCATTTACACAGAATTCCCCCCAGCGCATGGGGCGAACGTAGGATACAAGCAATGCGAGTTGAGTCGTTGACTGGCGACTTGCCACAAGCTTGAAGTCGTCTGGCTTGGCGTCGACGCCCAACTCCTCCCTGAACTCGCGGGCAGCACACTCATACGGGCCGCGATCGTCGGCATCAACAGCGCCACCCCAAAGCGACCATGTCAAAGGCGCTAGCGATGCCGCACCGTCACGCATCTGTAGCAACGTCTTCCCGCTTTCGTCGCGGACAAGGATGTTGACGCTGCGCAAAGTCAATGCCATCTGGAATCTTTGATCGGACTAGTTAGGCGAACCGGAAAAAAGCCGCAGACAATCCTGCGGCCGTCAACACACTCGCGGCATCGGAGATACAATGCGCCGCCCCAAAACCTTACAAATCGGAAAGGACGAGCACAACCGGGTAAACCCTGACGCATCGCCGTCAGTCAATCCTCTTCGTGCTGCGACCGTCCCACTCCGACGCGTAGATTATTTCGGCGGCAACTGCAGCGCGCACTCCCCCTCAATCAGTCCGCGCCGCTGGAGGGCGCAGACGTATTGCTGAAGGTAGTCGGCTTTTGCGCGGGCGTCGCTGTCGGCGTCATCGAAGATCCCGAAAAGAGCTGCTCCCCACGCTGGTGATAACTCGGCTGTCCCACTGGCACCATCGCCCACGCTGCCGGCGCTGGCGCCGCTATCTGCTTCGTCGCCACCGGCTGCCCGGAAGTTGGACACTGCGACGCGCAGCCTGCGAGTACCGTCAGCAATAGCGGCACGGTTTTCTGCATTGTCGGCTTCATGGGCCAGTCGCTCCTTCGTAAGTTGCGCATCTATCGCGGCCACATCGCTGGCCGCCTGGGCATGCGCATCGATTGCGCGGGATTCGGCATCGAACGCCGCTTTCGACATCAGGCTGAGATCGTTCGCGTGCCGCTCGTTGTCTTTTGAATGCGCGACTTTCTCAGCGGCGAGTTCGCCACGCTCTATCAAATGCTCGAGGCCGAAGCCTGCACTACCGGCCAGCAGCGCAACAAGCAGGTACGGTAGAAACGTCTTCAGCATTAAAGCCCCACTTCACATATGGCTCGCTCATTCGCGCGCCGTTTCACAAGGCCGGGAAGCACCCGCCCACCCGATGTCACCCACTGCGCTTTACCTGAGTCGGACTCGTTCATAGCCTTGCACGCGCCGCGGTAATCGCCAGCATTGAAGCGGCGCGCAGTCGTGCTGCCGCAGTAGGCGGCCGTTCCGATGTTGTAGGCAAAGCTCACCGCAGCGCCGAGCTGGTACACACGCCCCTTCAGCCCGGGCGTACACTTCAGCACCGGCTCCGCATGCACGATCAGTTGCGTCTCCAGCGACTCGCGGCACTCGGCATCGCTGTACGCCTTGCCGACCACAACGTCATGAGTGTCACCCATGCACTTCGTCGGAATACCGACCGGATCGAGGTACCCACGCAATACAACGCCTTCGAATTGCGGCACGATGGAAAACAAAAGGGCCGCAGTAGCGGCCCCCACAACTCCCACAAGTGTCTTCCTCGATGTATTAGTCACGGTGCTCCTCCATTTCGTGCAAGCGCGCGTCCGACTCGACCCGCTCGCGCTGATCCTTGCGCCACATGAAAAAAGCGTTCAGCGCGAACGTAGCAAACGCCGTCGCAATACCGACGATCACGCCGATGTCGGTCAGCGTCAGTGACGAGCCGACGGCCACTCCGCTCCCCGCGTAGCTCGCCGCTTCGGTTGGACTGACTCGCATTTTCCCTCCCCGGAAAAGAAAAAGCCGCCCGAAGGCGGCGCGATTGGGCTCACGTCGGTGAGCCTTTACAGGGTACGACTGCATGGTCACGCAAACCTCACGGTGACTGTTCGACCTCTAGAACGTCGATCGCACCTTCATACTCAGGCAGCGTCTTCAGATAACAGTACGCTTGCTCAAAAGCATTTCCGCCGGACATGTCATATGGAACGCCGCTATGCGCGATTGCGGCATCGTCGAGCATGTTTCCGATGTCAGCCGCAGCGTCTTGCGACGGGAACATCCAGACACCAAACGACATCGCGTCCTTCGATAGATCAATCTGAGGACGCACTACGCGTAAGTACGCTTCCGGCAACGTGAGCGTCTTGTAGTTCACTGTCATTTTGAGAGCCATACTTTCCTCCTTAGGATTGGGAACCAACGACTATTCCATCCGTATCGCTCGCGGGAGCGCTATTTTTAATACGGAGGCGTTGCGACGTATCGACCCACAGATAGTAGTTTCCGAGCTTGAATGGCGTGGTGCCGTTCCAGGCGCTACCGTAGGTCGGCAGCTTCTCAATCGTCAACCACTTGCCCACAGTCGGCTCATACATGAGTGTAATTACGGTGGAATTTGCCGAGAGCGGATAGGTCTCCGGAACGGCGATATTGCCCCCGCCCATCACAGTCACAGTGCGTCCGGAGGACGCCGACCGCAACATAATCCATCGGCCATCGCTACCGCCGTTGATGGTGGTAAGCGTGTCGGAAGCTGCCTGCCCCTCAGTATCAATAGCGAAGAACGTCCCGGTATCGGGAACCGTGATCGCATGACTGGCGATTCTCAGGGTCGGAGAGCGCGGAGTATTGATCGTGCGGCTTGGCGGCACCATATTGGCGAACGCGGGAGCCTCGTTGATTTTATCGACGCGGAGCCAGCGCCCGGAGCCGGGCGTCTCAGAGATAACGTTAAAGCCGTTCGGAGTTTCAACGCTTTTCCGGTCCCAGCGAAACTGGCCATCTGCTGCCGTATCAAATTCCGCACCTGCATTAGACAGGATCATTTGAGCCCATTTCCGACGTGCATAATTGCTCGTCGGAATAGATTTTGGAGTGATCGCATAAGGCGGCACGGGCACCAGACCCTCGTTGTATTTCGCAAGTTTGACGCCATCCAGTGCCACCGTATCGGTCGTATAGTCAATGCAACCAGGGCCATCAGTCGCGCCAGTGCCACCACCGAGCGGCTTCTGTGGGTCGCGCCACGCATCCACACCCGACCAGCCCGTCCCAAGCGCCGAGATGAACAGGTCGCCACGCGAACGAGCAGAGCCGCCGGTGGCCGTCAAAATTCCGTACGCAGACCCGAACGATCCATCGTCACGATTCTGCTGGCACATTCGATGAACGTTGTTGATGGAGTCAACGAAAGTTTGGGAAATCGCCTTAGGTTGCCGTTGCCCCACGGAGTCGTAGTAGTTCTCAATGAGCGTAACGAACAGTCTGGTGTTAGCCGGGGAGGCAGTCGGACACCATGCCGGCGGATTCGGGTTGTAGCATGCAAGCGAACCAAGGAGCATGCCCTTGTCATGTTGTCGGAACAGGCACCGCGAAACAGTAACGCGGCATGGGTTCTCCATCTCGACAAGGGTGGACATATCAATGCAGCCGTCGCCCGCGTAACGGAACGAGCACTGGTCAATCCACACGCGGTCAACCGAGTCAGGCACAATCCAGATGCCGTCCCGCATCGTGGCCGTTGCGCCCGGAGTCGAACTGAACTGCAGTCGGCGCACAACGACATTCGCGCAGTCGATCAACTTGAACCGGGTAACGTCAGTAGGAGCCCAGATGCGCGCGTTGCGACCCGGAGCATCAATAGTGATATTCGATGGGAGGATGATTTGCGACGTGAGATACACCTCGAAATTTCCCCGAGGATGGAATAGCACCCGTCCAGACCCAGCAGTTCTGACCTGGTTGATAGCCCATCGCAGAGAGCCGGTCGTGTAGATGTCGTCGCTCGTGTTGGTCACCCAATAAACCGGGCCTCTGCCGCCGCCGGTAGTGCCAGTCACAGCGGCATAGCCGACCATGGCGGAAAAATCAGCCGACATCGCGTCAGCCTGGGCAAGAGAGTACGCAGATGGTTTCGCCCCATTACAAAAATCGGTGACGATCCCGTCAAGGTACGTGAACTTCGCGCCCCCAACATCGGAGAAGTCAAACACCGCATTGGTGTCCGAGGGAGGGAGAACGACCAGCGAAAGATTCTCCATACGGCTCTTTACAACAAGCCCCGGCGGCGTGTCGGCGGGGAACGCACCCAGTGCGTCAAACGATTCCACGCCAATACCCGACACATTGTTGAAGTTCTTCGCCACTTCCCCCGACAGGGTCACCGGAACACCAGGCCCGTAGTACAGGCGCGGCTCCGTGACCGAATTGCGAAACTTCCCAGCCGGGAAAAATGGCGCGGGCACGACGTTGTATGCTTTGACGATGCCGTCCGTATCGTTCGCAGCATAGTCACCAGTGGCACCGTAGTCCTTCACGCTGACGATATCGCGATACTTATCCTGTCCGCGACGCGGCACGGCGTCCGCACCACGCTGGATGAAGCCAACGAGCGATGATCCTTCGGGTGCGCTCAGACGCTCGAAGAGATCGCCACCAATTGCGCGCCACTTGCCGGCCTCAAGGTCCGCCCTGAATGACTGGCCCGAGTGGTGGGGAACCAGCGCCGCATAGGTACTGCCCTCCCACCACACCATGTCATTCGTGCTGTAGTCGGCGTCATCCTTCCAGTCGCCGCGATTTGTATACTCGAGCACGGCATTGTCGAGACCGAGCAGGTGTCGGGCACCCGCTGGCGTGCCATCACCTAACAATGCCGGCACCTTCCACAAATGGTCTCCCAGCGCATCCATCACGGAAGCGAACAGTTTTCTCCATGCGCCCTGTGTAATGCTCATGGGCGAGAACGTGTTCATCGTCTTCGCCAGTGCCTTGAAATCTGGAATCAGACCCATGCTTTCCTGCTCCGCAAAAATGCGAAGGCCCCGCACAAATGGCGGGGCCTTCGCCCAACAACAATAAAGTTTGGCCACTAGCCGATAAACGATACGGCGGCAGACAGGTTCAGATCAGCCACGACGTTCGACCACTGGTCGAAACAGGCGACGCGCGCGTAATACCTCAACCCTGCCGTCAAGCCGCTGAGGTTGACCGACGTATCGGGGCCGACGTAAATCTGCAGCCCCTCGCCCCTGCGAGGATCGAAGGCCGCCGAATCGCCCAGCCAAGCAAAATATCCCCCTCGATCCGGCATCTCCACGTCGCCCCACACCAGACGGCCGGCGGCCACATGGACATTCGACGGTGCAGGCGGCGCAGGCTTCGAAACAGCCAGCGTCGACGGTACGCCCGGACCAACACCGTTGATCGCGGTCACCGTCACCAGGTACTGACGCTTCGGGCCGCCGTCCGCATAGGCGTCCACTGTCGTGTAAGTCCACTCATTCAGCACAGTCGTCGGCGCGCGTACCAGACCATTGCCGCTCGTCAATTGAATCTCGAACCCGGATGCGGGCTGCGCCGCCCAACCTACGCGGAAGCGATCGCCAACAAACCCGTCGAGCAGACGCAGCCCCAGCATGCCGCCCGGCAGGGTGTTTGCAACCCGTATTTCGTGCAGGTAAGGATCGACCTCGTCGAGCGACTGCGTCCCCCCCCCCGTCATGTTGCGGCTCGGAAACTTCAGATACACCGCCGAGCCGATGAACCATTCCGGCACCTGATACCGGAAAATCGAGCTATCGATCCGCACGAACCGCGTCATTACCGGATGCATTGCCCGCGCGGTACGCACACGGCCGCGCAACACGCCCTCCAGCGTGTATTTGCTGTCTTGCGTGAGCGTGGCACGCGTAAAGCTGACCAGTTCACCACCACACCAGGACAGCGTTGCGTTCATCTGTGCATCGCCTCCCTGCAGCACACCACCAGACATGGTCATATCCACATCGAAGCGATCGGCGTCCTCGCCGATCGCGTCCGTGATTGCCCCGTACCGGGCCGGCGAGGTAATACTGCCAACGCGAGCATAGGTCACGCCGTCGAGACTTACCCAGACATCGCAACCTGACCAGTTCGACGCGTTGCCCGCCGCGGCGATCCAGACCTCGGGCACCTCGTTCGTGAGCGACAGCGGGGCGTTGAAAATCACCGGGTCGTTTACGCCATCCGCTTTCTGTCCGAAGTTCACGCGATACCCAAGCGCGGCCTGCGTGCCGAAAGCGACAGGTGCGCCATAACCCCAAATGATCTCCTCCGCAGTAACCGAGAGCGTGCCGTCCGGATCGTTATCGATCTGCGTGACCCGCACCGGCTCGTCAACCATGCCGAGATGCGCGTCATTCAGCGTGACCACATCACCGGGCTCGATCAGCACGAACCTGGGCGGCAGCCGAAACGTATATTCGTTACGGCCGTACAGCGTGCGCCCCATCTTGAGGTATGCCGCGTTCTCCGCAATCGACGCCTTGCAGATCCATGGCGCCGGAACCCGATCGGCCGGTCGCTCGCCGTACGCGTCGATGTTGGTACGGTCTTCCGCCGTGATGCAGTTGGTGTTGTAGTCGTTGTCTCGGTCGTTGAACTCCAGCGCCTGCTGGTTGCAGGCATCGGTACCGAGCTTGCGCTTGACGCGAATCGGCTCACCGTCGCCATCGTCAAGCAGATCGTCATCGGTCAGGTAATAGACCGGCGTCAGATCCGGCTCGAACGTGCGCCCGTTGCCGCTGACCGGCATCGTGGTGAGCGGAATCAGGTGGATTTTTCCGTCCGAATCCAGCCAGTCACATCCAGTGAGCACCGCCATCTGGGCAAGCAGGTCAATCGTGGCATTGGCCTCCGTGAGCGCGGGCGACATGAACAGCCCCATGGCGACCGTGTAATCGTCGAATGCCTTCATGTCGCCAATGCGATCGGCCGGGAAACCAGCGCCGAACGATGGTTCGGTCAGCCAGTCCGAGAGGATCGTCAGCGGCGTCGCATCCGGGATGATTTCGGAGTATCGCCCGCGCCCCTGCACCTCGAACGTATGCTGCGGCAGCGACGCCGATGAACCCAGGTCGTACGCGCCTGCCGCCAGATACGCGATGCCGGGATAGTGGAGCGCTTCGGTCGGATGTTTCGTGACAAGATAATCCCACGGCTGCTGGTCGTCGGCCCCGCTGAACAGCGTCAAACCAACTTTGGCCGGCGTGGTGACCGTCTTGTCCGCCCACACCCGCCCGATTCCCGAGACCACGCCTGCTCCCAGCGCCATCGCGACCGCCACGGTATAGGTATAAGTCGTGTTTTCGACGTCTGGACCACCGCCCTTGCCGCCCGCACTCTCGCTGCTCGTATGCGCGATCGCCTTGAAGTCTCCGTACCAGATCAGGTTCGGCCTCACGCGTGTTCGACCGTGAATCACGGGGATGGGGTTGCCGTAGCTGCTGCCCTGCAGACGCAGCGCGACCTCGGGTACTTCACTGTTACGAATCGTGCCACCGCCGGCCATAGATCAGAATCCTTTCCATCGATAGAACTGCCGCTCGCGCTCCGCGAGATTTCCGCCCGTGCCGTTTCCGAACACGACGCCGCCTTCCAGGCGGTACGCGTGGATGATGCGTGGCCAATCGACGACCAGTCCCGCATGACTCATCGCACGCCCGAACCGGTACACGACAACGTCTCCCGGCAACGCGAGCGGCACACAGTTTGCCTGCCGCTCCAGTTGCGTCACCAGTTGCTCTTCCGAGCGATGCAGAAAATGGTCGGGCGGGTAATCGATCTCAATCAAGTCCGTGCCTAGTACGGTGTGATAGACCGCATTGACGAACTGCGCGCAATCGACCCCGGCGCCCTTCACCCGCGCCCTGTGATGCCACGGCGTGTTAATCCACGTTCGTGCCTCCACCAGCAACCGCTCGCGCACACGCGCCTCGCCGATCTCATCGTGCAGAGTCATACCGTGGCCTCCGGCTGCGGAACGAACGGCGTGCCGCGAAACCGCGCGCTGTTATTGAAACTGCGGCATCGTTCCATGCTGCGATTGCAGCCGGGGCACGCGGTGAATACCTCGCCCGGCGAAACATCAGCAGGCATCGCGGTCATCAGCTCGAACACACCGCTGGCACTGCTGCGCACGGTGCGCGCTGCCCCCGTATTTGTCCCCGACGCCCCCGTCAGCGTGCCGGATGCAAACTGGTTATCAGGGGCGTCAAGCGTGCTGCGCACCGACAGGCGTGTGCTACCCGCAACGGCAACAAGCGATCGCGTCCAGGCCGCCCGATCAACACCACATCCGTGGTCGTACAGCGTGCGCAGGCATTGCGGCTGGAACCGCCCGCGCGGAATCCGTGTGTTGAGCTGGTGCAGATAGCTCAGCACCTGCATGTCGACAGAGAACCGGCCCGCCTCCATCTCCCCTGCCTTGCCCTCGAACAGATGAACCGTGCCCCGTGGGGCGTATTCACCGATCGCGAACAGCGCATCACGGATGATGACGAGCGCATCGTCGAGCAGGCCCGACTTCACCGCCCGCACAAACGACAGATAGCCCACCTGATCGGCCGGGCGCGCCCAGATTGTCAGCCTCGCTTCCGCCACCTCGATGCCGAGCTTGCGTGTAATGCTGTCGCGCTCGATCAGAGGTCCATCCGCGGTGTACACCTGGCCATTCCAGACGGTGTCCACGTCGCCATCGGTGTAAAAGTAACTTTGCCCCGCAGCGGTATGAAATTCAGTCAACCCATGACGGACCATCGGCGGGTTGCTGTCGAGCCACGTCTTGAATGCCGGATCACTGTTTTTCATAGATATCGCCCCATCGTCGCCACCAGCCGCACCTCCTGGCATGCGTGAAACTCCTGTGAGAAGTGTTCGAGCGACAGATAGTCTTCGGCGAAGCGCGCCCGCCAAAATATCGGCGTGGACAGCACAACCGTTTCGCCCTCAGCAGGTGGCACACCAAAACTCACCTGACCGTTAGCGATCGTCCATTGCTCTCGCTGCCACTCGCGCCCATTCACCCAGCGAGGGTCGTTGCCAGCCGTCCAGACGCCGCTCTGCGGCAACCATGGGTGCCACATCAGCGGCGCGAACGTGTACTCGCCCTCAACCAGGTTGAAGATACGTTCGACGCGCCCGGCTCGGCGACGCACGAGGTCGAACGTTCGTCGTACGCCGTCACCCACTCCGATGGGCTCATTCCACAACGGCTCCTCGCCCTTGAAGGGACCCGGATAGGCGAAAAGAAACGTGTCGAGCGAACCCATGCGATCAAGAAAGAACCCTTCAAGCGCGTCGAGATCCTGGCGCCGCTGATCCTGCCGCAGATAGTTGTACTTCAGGGTTACCTCGTACTTCGGTATGGTCTGGTTCGTTGCGCGAAATTCCCGTCCACTCGCCGCGGTATGGATGATCGTGTTAAAGCGCGGCTCACGCGTGATAGGCCACGTGCGGCCGCGCAGCATCGGATAAACCGCATCGCTCATTGCCTGCTTCCTTCGTTAGGGTCGCTTCGTCATGAATTTCCGGTGCGCGCCCTGCAGAGCCGTCATGAGCGCGTTGTCGTTCCTGCGCAGCATCCGCTCCATGCTTCTCTGGTCCACCGCGTGGACGTTCAACACTGGAGCGAACACCGCCTGCGGCGAATCACTGGAACCATTTGCCGCGATGCTGCGGATGACATTTGCGTACTTCGCCGGCAGCACCATTTCCTGCTCGTGCAGTTGGGTGAGCGGATTCATGCCCGCCGGAATATCGAAACCGCCCGACGCTGAGTGGATCGTGCCCAGCGTTCCCATCACCAGCGCAATCATGGCCGGCATGCCAGCAGCAGCCAGCGCGGGGCCGACGATCGGAATAGAAGCCAGCGCGCTCGCGGCTCCCGTCCCGGCGACCACCGCGTTGTTGGAACCCTGAACCATTGCAGCCGACGATGATGTCGCAATTTTTTGCGCGGCCGTTGTCGTTGCCAGCGTCGTCTCCGCAGTCGACGCCGCCTGCCCAAGGACGAGTTGCCGGGCGAGACCGGCCGCATACTTCGCCAGCGGCTTGCTCACCAGCTCATCCACGAAGGCGCCGCCAACCGACGTGAAGAGACCTTGCATCGACTTACGCCACGACTGCGTTCTCGTGAGCATGCCCGTGAGTGCGGTACCGAGTTGCGTCTCCATGGATGTGAATGCGTTCAACCCGGAAGACGACTTCTCCACGGTCAGATCGGCTTGCAACTTTTTCTTCTGGAGCTGGTACGCGCGCTCCTGCTCGAGCAGCTTGTTATCCAGCTGCTTTTTCAGTTCGGGATCGCGCTGCGGATCCACGAGTGCGGCGCGCTCTTCGAGTGCCTGGCGATCGATCTCGTACAGTTGCTGCTGATAGCCCAGCTCCTGCTCGAGCAGTTGCGCACGCGTGATCAGCCCAAGCGACAGGGAGAGCTGGCCCTGCTGCCGCTGCAGTTCGATGTCCGACGCCAGCGCACTGCGCCGGTTCGCCACATCGAGGTCTGAAAGCGCCCGCTTTTGCGCCGAAAACGCATGCTCCTCCTGGAGCTGCGCCCTCTGTGCATCAGCGTATTGCTTCGAATCGGCACCATACGCTGCGCGCATTCTGTCGGCGATGTCCCCGGCCAGCTTGACGCGCTCTGCATAGTTCTTTTCCAGCGCGGCCATCTGGGCCTTCTGCTGTGCGATGCCCGCTTCGAACGCCTCCTTGTTGATCGCCTGCACGGCGTTCAGATACTTCTGCTCGACCGAATAGCGCTCCTCATTCGACATCTTCACGGTGTCGAGTTTCGTTTTCCAGAAGTCCCGCTCCCGCTCCTTTGAGAACTCGATGAACGTGCTGTTTTCAGCGTTGATCCGCTCGTGCGCGAGCTTCTGCTGGTTCAGTTCGTTTTCCCATTCGGCCACGTGCGATTTGTCGCCCGCAGACGCAGCAGCAATCGGCGCGAGGTCAACTGGTGCACCGCCACGCTTCGTCGGTGCCGGCGCTGTCTGTGCAGCACCCCACAGCTTGTTCATGTCGGCCGCCCAGGCCTGCCCGTCCTTGCGCGAGTCATCCCACGCAAGTTTCAGCGCAGCAGCAGCGGCCCGCCCCTCGCCCCTCATTGCGAGATAGCCGGCCGATAGCACGCCAGCGGCGAGGTCCGAAAACTGCCGAAGGACGGCAATCGCTGTGGAACCTGCCGTGACGAGGCCCCTGATTGAATAATCGACGCCCGATATGAACACCTGAAAATCGCTAGCTGCGCCACCGGATTTGACCATCGTGTCCGCAACCCTATCCAGCGTCGGTACCAGTTGCATTGCCAGAAGCCGCCACATGCCCTGCGCCCGTGCGTGCAGGCGTTCGAGGTTATCGTTGAACTGCGCGGACGCGACGACGTCGTTATCGCTCAATTCGAGTCCAAGCTTGCGCGCTTCCTCCTGCAGCGCGGCAATACCCTCTTTCCCGCCATTCAGGAAAGGAATCAGCTCGGCCCCTGATTTGCCGAACAGATCCATCGCCAGCGTGGTCTTCGCAACGCCATCCGGCATGTTCGAGAATCGTTCGGCAATATCGAGCAGCACCTGATCCGCGGCACGCAATTTGCCGCTCTGCTCGGTCGCACTCACGCCGAGCACCTGAAAAACGGCAGCAGACTTCTTCCCACCCGTCTCGACGTCGACCATCGTCTTGCCGAGCTTGCCAAGCGACGCGGTCAGGGCATCGGATTCAACACCCGCGAATTTCGACGCGTAACTGAGCGTTGAAATCGCAGCCACCGACACGCCAGCCTTCTCCGCAGACTTGCCCATCGCGTCTGCAAGCTCGTATTGCTCCATCACGCGCCGCTTGATCGCAGCGAGCGTGAAGGCTGCGGCGATCCCTCCAATGGCCGCTTTCAGGATGCCGGCCGAACGGCCCACCACCTGATCCGTCACCGACGCCATCGCGCCCCTGCGCTCGGTACCGGCATCGGCCGCGGCCATCGCTTTCGCCTCGCTCAGCAGCTTGCGCATCCCATCGGCTGCGATTTTTGAGCCCCGCTCGGCCGCCACCCCCATCGACAGAAATTTCTTTTCCAGCTCGTCGAGTTCCTGCTCGACCTGCTTCGACGGCATCTTGCCCATCGACGTGTACAGCAACTCGATCTCGCGTCGCTGGATGGCCCAGGCCTCCGCAGCAGACTTGCTCGCCTTGCCCTGGTTTGCTACAGATGCCGCAGCATCATCGGACTGCTTCCTGATGCCGGTGAGGGCCGACGCCACCGATGCGGCCATTGCCTTCAGGCCCGCGTCCTGCGCGCCAAACGTAAATTGGATCTTGTTGTCCATGTCGACTCACCCGAGCGGCTAACCGCACGCAGCGGCAAACGCATCGACAAAACTCTGCCGACGCTCATCTTCGGAAAGGGGGGCTGAGGCTCGCTGCAGATCCTCAGTCTCGATGCCCATGAACCACTTCACGAGCAGGTGGACAGGGGGATTTCTGGCGAGGTACCCGGTTAGCTGCAACAGGCGCGGACCATCGAGCGTCTGTTCGAGGTGTTCGACACTCAGTCCATAGCTCATGCACAGATGGGCGACGATTTCATCAAACCACTCGCGCCTCAAGGGTTCCCCGCCGTCGCCTCCCCCGATCGCGATGCCTCCTGGAGCGCCTGCTCCAGTGACTGGTAATCGGTGGTATCCAGTTCGTCAAACCAACTTTGCGGCAAGGCCGGATAGTTGCGGCGCACAGTGTGCGTGATGAACTCTCGCCGCACCTTGCCGAATTCGCTTGGCTGCATCTTGCCGTCGGACAACCGCTCCAGCGCCTCCGTAAATTCGAGGGCTTTCACCAGCAGCGGGGCCGCTACAACAAGTTTGACGCCATTGGCAGTCGCCAGAGCACCGGGGCGCAGAGGAACACGGGGCTCAACCTCGATGGGCTGCCCGTCGACGGTAATGGTGATCGCTGTCATTTGTTTCAGGCTCCGCTCATCCGTCCGATACCGCGCGCATCATCGGCGACCGCACCGAACTCGAGGTTCGGAATGAGGAAGTCCTCGTTCTTGCGCTGCAGCGACAGCTTGTTGAACTGACACGCGTAGAGCTGGATGAACAGCCCTTTCCCGTCGAACGAGACCATTTCGAAGGTCGGTCCTTCACCCATCACATCGTTCGTGATCGTGGTCGTCTGCCCACTCGAAGGATCGGCCTTGACGTAGCTGAGCAGCACGCGTTTGCCGACCTCTGCTTCAGCGAAGACGTACAAACCATCGTGCGGATCGACGCTGTATTCGCCCACGGCCGGATCCTTGTCTACCCAGACATAGGCCGCGCCCGTCGCCGCGTCGATCACGCCTAGATCGGAATCGAAGGTGGCGGTGCCCAGTTCGAGTTCGAGCATGCCGCCCTCCGGGATTTGCATCGCGCGGTCGGTCACGGGAATCAGCAGGCCGGTATCGACGTTGCCGGCGGCCCGCGATGCGCCCAGGAACAATTGCGAGATGATGCGACCGTCGAAACGACCGGTCTGCACCTTGCCAGTGATTTTCATGCCGGCCCGAACGCTAGCTTCGGCGAACTGGTTCGCGCCCATCAGATCCTTTTGCGAGGCACTGATATCGACGTCGATTCCCTGCAACGTGGCAACGCGGATCGGCGCGGCTCCGGCGCTGCGGAAATACAGATAGCCGGCACCAAAGTGCCAGTTGGCTTTTTTGAACATGGTGATTCCTTGTCAGGCAGGTTGGGAAATGTTCGAGCGCTCAACCGGCAGCCGCAGCGCATAGCGGATCTGGAAAATGCCGGTGAAGCCATCGTGGTTGTCGTATTCGGCCTCACCCATCGCGGGCGCGGGCAGCTCTGCCAGCAGCCGTTGCAGCGCGACGTTCCACGTCAGTTCCTGATGGAGATCAGCCGCAAGCGGATAGAAGCGCCGGGACGGTCGTTCGCCCCCGATGAAGACCAGCACCTTCACGATGAAATTCATTGCCGTCGTGTCGCCACCGAGGTCGACCGGCACCATTTCGCCTGGCAGAATCAGCGCTGCCGGCATCTCCTCGCGATCGATTTTTTCTTCGCGCTCGACCCATGCATGCCCGTTAAACCCCGGCACCGAGCGTGCGGCCTGCTCGAATGCGTCGAGCACATCGTCAAATGGTGTCGTCATCGCATGCGCTCCACAGGAACCTGCGAGAAGAAGCCAGCGCGGTCCTGTACCGGCTTGTCGGAGACCCGGTAGCGCATGCCCTTGATGACGAGTACGCTGCCGGTAGTGAGTGCTGGCGCATCGGCCGTCTGGTACTCCAGCACGTTGTCCGAAACCTTGGCCCGATCGAACAGTACGATATCCGGACGATTGAACCCGGCATCGAATTCATCCGGTGTGCCGTCCACGGTGACCCGCTCAAGCATGCCTGCGGCCTTGAAAGCCGGCCAGAACACTGAGAGATCAAACATGGGACTAGCCGGCTGCGACAGGCGGCATCGCGACTCCATTCAGACGCACGCGCGCAACCGACGAATTGACTGCCTTGTCGGCGACGTAAATACCGACGCACACATCGCCCTCGACGACGATCTTTTCGCCGTCGAAATATGCAGCGGCACCGGCCTTTGCGGTATCAGCCGCCGCAGCGGGAAACTCATACACACCGACACAGCGGTATTCGCCTTCCACGTTGGCCGGGTACGGTCCCTGCGCTACGCACGGTAACGCACCGACCATCACCAGCTGACCGCTTGCCACCGCAGTGGCGAGCGTAAAGGTCAGCGTGCTGCCTTTCTGGATGAAATTCTGCATGTTGAAACTCCACGGTTAAAACTGGGTTGGGATTGCTGCGGTACGCGGGCTCGCCCGCGCTACCCCACGCTTACTTTCCAGCAGGCTTGTTCCGGTACATGCCGCGGTAATCGATCGCCTTCGCTGCGAAGTCCAGCCGGCCCTTGACCTTCATGCCGTCGACGTTAAAGTCGATTGCCTGCTCGGTGTACAGGCCAGCCTCGCCGTCCAGATACGCGTACTCGACCGTATCGATGCGACCGTTGTCCGCAAGCAGGTACCATGCGGCCGGGTCGACGGCGTCGAGCCGCGACTCGACAACGGGCGTCAACGCATTGACGAACGGGTTCTGTTTGCCCGATTCGGTCGGTGTATACCCAGCGCTCGTCATCTGCCACGACAGCGTTTCCAGCGCCGCGGGCACCAGCAAGGTGCGAGGCATCAAATTCAGCAGCGTGCCTCCAGGGGAAGTTTGCGTGCGCATGGCAAGCCGACCCGCGCTCAACGAATCGATATCGATCGTTGCTCCTGCGCCCACGTTGTCGTGTTTGGCATCAAAAATCGGCAGACCATCGGACATCTTCGGGTTTGCCGTCAGAATGCCGTAGACGATGTCCGATTCGAGATCCGCAGCGGCATTGCCAAAGAGCGTCGGAAGACGTTCCAGCGCAGACATGTCATCGTTGATGATCATCTGGCGGGTAAACGAGACGATCTTGCCAAAGGTACCCAGCTGGTACGTTTCGCCGCCCTCGACCAGCTTGCCGTACTTGTATTCGCCAGCTTCGTTGACCTTCTCAAACTTGACGGCCCCGTCAAACGCCACTCGCGTAATCGGCCGGAAATCGGTGATCGTCGTCGGCCGCGCCCACGCTGTGAAAGTCTTCGGTGCAGCCTCGTACGCGTTGCGCATCGTGCGTGCGATAACCGAACCAAATACCAATGGCAGATCACCCGTCGCCTGGTAGCCGCCCCGCTGCACAATGCCAAGCGCAATGCCGGCGATGTCCCGCGCGCCCATGCCGCGCGTCGAGATACCGAATTGTTCCAGTGAGTCGCGGCACAGCTCGCGCAATGTCATGCCACGGTAACTGCGCCCTTCCTCCGTCAGCGCGACCCTTGGATTGACTCGATGCATCAGCGAATTGATCATCGCCTCACGGCGTTGCGTGCTGCCGTCGACCACTTCGATATCGACGCGCTGACCACGGGTCGGATCGGCGTCGCTGCGTTCGGCGAGACGGCGCAGCACTTCAGTACGCACCGCATCCACGGTCGTGCCAGCGTCGGTGAATTGCTGAATCAGTTGCTCCTGACCGTCAAGTCCCGATGCGCGAACTGCCGTGCGGATGTCCGCAATGCGCTGCCGCTCCAGCCGCGCGCCTTCCGCACGTACGGTATCCATACCGTCACGCTGGCTATTGTTCTCTTGCTGTTGGTCCTGAGGATCCATAGTCGTGGCTCTCGATGTGATGGAGGCTGCGGCCCCACGGTTAAAGGTTCGCTCCGTGATCACGCACGGAAAAATTCGCGGCTCCCCGTCCGGCGGCGTACCGCCGCTGCGCAAGGTCGCATTCAGGTCGGCGCCGACGGGCACCAGTGAAATCTCGTAGGGCTCCCAGTCGATCGCCCGGTAGATCCACTGTTCGTTATCCTCTGCGCCCGGTGGAATCATCTCAATCTGGTTGATGCGTGCGCCGAGCGACACGTTGCGCAGAATGCGGTCCTGCACGTCCTGCCAGATCGGCGTGACATCATCGCGGTTGGAAAATCGGATACTGGCCTGACCGCTGTCTGTCCCCATGCTGGCAGACTGCACAACGCCGATCACACTGCCGACGTCCCAGGCGCTATGACTGTTCAGCACCGGTGCATTGCCCGACTGCAGACGTTGCAGGTTGACGTGTGCGGGGTCAGTACTGAGCTCTTCGAGATACGGCCGATCGCGATACCAGTCGTATCGCTGCACGAGGGCGCCAGCGGTCCAGGTGCAATCGACTGTTCGCGTCGAATCGTCGACGTTCAGGATCGGCATTTCGCGCAACGACAGCGGCATACCGTCCTGCTGCGTAGCGCGTTGTTGCCGTTGTTCTGTTACTGCAGGCATCTGTGGCCTCCATGAAAAAAGCCCGCTGTCGGGCGGGCTTCGCATCAGTCTTTCGGAACGGATTTGTCAGGTGGTTCCTCTGCCGACGCACCGGACGTATCAGACGCACTTCCATCCGCCGTGTTTGCCTGTGCGGCCGGTACCTTCGGCACAAAGGTGTCTTCGCCAATTTCCTTGTTCATCGTGGCCGGGTCCTGGCCAATTTGCCGCTGAGCTTCTGCGCGGCTGATTAGCCCCTCGTTGATCTGCTCAACCATTGCCTTGGTCTCCCGCAATGGGTCGACCATTTCGATACGTGGTGCGGTCCAGTCACGCGGCGCAACAGGCTTGGCGAACCTGCCAGCCAGGTAGCCCGTTTGGACGAACCGGTTCGCCACTGCATTGCAGAACATCGGAATGAAAATCAGCCACTGCTGCTGCTCCAGAATCCGCTTGAACTCCATCTTGCCCATCCGGCCGCTCGTGAAATTCACCTGTGAGAAGTCCCCCGTCAATTGCTCGTAGGTCACATCGGATCCCGCAGCGATCGCACGCAATTCCGCCCGGTTATAAGGCTCAAAGTCACCGTTAGAGGTCGGCGTCGCAAACTTGATATCTTCGTCCGGGTTCAGATAGCTGAGCGTGCCGGGTTCGAGCTGCTCGACCTGGACGCGCGTCGATCCTGTCACTGATGCTGAAACCGGCGAGCCCACAGGTCCGGATTCGGCACTGCCGATAATGAAGCCCGCGAAGCAGGCCTCGATCTTCTTTCGCACGCGCTCCGCTTCATGGTATTCGTCGAGGTCACGCGCACGCCAGATCGATACGGCGAACTCCGGCAGACCGCGGACGGTGTTCGGGCGCGTTGTCGGATCGAACAGGTGCAGCACTTCACTGGCCGGCACAAAGCGACTTTGAATGCGCGTCGTGACCTGAATCAGTTCGCCTGGATGCTGATCAAACAACCAGTAACCGACGCGACGGCCAATTCTGTCGAACTGCACGCCGGCCACACAGAATCCCCCATCAATCAACCCCATACGTGAGCTGTCGAGATAATCTGCTTCCAGCACCTGCAGCTGAAGTGGGACGTCGAGCCCGTCGTCGAGCCGGCGTACGCGAAACCGTACGAGGCACTCCCCGGACTCTTTCATGGCGCGCGCGACCATCAGTTGCAAGCCATAGAAGTTGAGCAACCCGTCGGCATCGCACTGGTCTATCCACGCGGTCCACGCCGTCTGGACACGCTTGTTGTCGAACTTGGCGACGATACCGGTACCGACGAGGTTTGCCCCCCATACACGTAGCGCGTGCTTGATGTAGCCGTTGTTGCGCACCAGATCGCGCGAGCGGTTGCGCAACGCGGCAAGTGCGGGCACCAGCTCGGCGTTGCCGCTCGTGCCAGGCGTACGCCAGTTCAACCCGCGCAGGTTCTTGCTCGCACCGTCGAACGCCCGTGCTGCCACCCGACCCGATTCGAGCGCAGCACGGGCACGCATACGTTGAACGCCAGCGGACGGACTGACCCAGCTGATGGCCCGGTCAAGGAAGGTTTCTCGCATGTGTCACCGGTTCATATTCGTGATCGCGATCGACGACCGGCGCCGCGGGGTGCCCTGCTGCAGCGCCAGTTCGTCCCGAATAAGATTGCGCGCCTTGATCAGCTCGTCCATCGACCGGAATTTCACCTTCTTACCGTCATAGTCGACTTCAAGCTGCCCCATCGCGATCGCACGATCAACGCTATCCAGATCGTTACTTGTAAATGCCATGTGAACCCTACCTGTTGAACCAGTTGCGGCGCGGTGTTATCCATGCCCGCCGCGCTGGCAATACCTCCGCTTCCCGAACCTCCGAAGCAACCGAAGCTGTCGCGACCGGCTCCTCCGCCGAAACAGCGCCATTCACATCTGATGCCACGGTATCTTCAGCCTGCCCCGCCACGGCCTCGCTAGACACCGTCTCTGCCGGTTGGTGGAAAAGATCCTGCACGCGCGGCTCGAACACCGCCTCGCGTGCCAGCCAGTCTGCCTCCGTCATCAGATTCAAACGTAGCCGCGGGTGGTACGCGCAGGCGAGGTTGTAGACCATACAATCGAGTGCTTCATTGCGCGGCCTGAGCTTGTCCCAGCGGTCCTTCGCTGCGTTGTACGCCTCCGATACAACCTGCTGGAAATACTCGTCGTCTAGCCCCTCGCTGAAGCGTATGCGCCGATCGATGGGTTCCGCGTCCTCATCGCCGAGCAGGTTGGCAAAGATTCGCGATTTCGCCGTGTCCGTGCCTACTGGCCACAACTGCACACCATGCTTGTGCGTCATGCCCCTGATCGTCACGTCCTGCTGGGTCGGACGCCCAATGATCGGCTTGTGTTTCTCCGACGCCCCTTTGACTGCGAACACGCCAAGATGGCGACGCGTACGACAGTAGTCGTACACATCCTGGGTACGACCGCCCCCTGAGTCGACCGCCATCAGTTCGATGCGCATTGGCACACCGAATGAATTGGTCAGCGGTGTCTCGCGCAGCCGGTCAAGCGCGTTCCAGGGCTCCGGTGTTGCAGGGTCACCCTTGATGACCACATGATCGATGGTCCAGCGCGTCAGATGACGCCCCCAGCCCATGATGGTCACCTCCAGCCGGTCATTCTGCGTGTCCACCGCCGCTGTCATCGCCAGCACGCCGCGGGGAATGGTGCGCAGCGCGAACGGCTCCGCGCGCCGCTTGATCGACTCCCACGCCACCTCGGCGGTCTTGTCTTTCCAGCACTCTGCGAGCGCGTTGTTGACGAAGGCAATCAGCTTTTCGACATCGGTCTGCGCCGCGATCCAGTCACGCACAAGATCGATCCACGGGCGCCAGCCAATCGGCGCATACAGGGCCGACAGGTGAAAGCTTGCCGTCTTGCCGTCGCCAGCAGCCGTCGGCATCCAGTACGCGTTCTCATAACCGCGCGTCTTCCATGCGTGCTCGGGATTTCCGACACCGCATTCGCAGCAGTAATACCGCACGCTTTCCGGAACGCCCTCTGTCCACCGCATGTTCTTCCATTCGAAGAACTGCGGGAAGCCGCAGTCTGGGCACGGCACAAAGTAACGGCGCTGATCGCCCCGCGCATACAGCTTCGCGATCTGTGAACGCCCCTCAATCGTAGGGGTCGAGTTAGCGAAAATCTTCGCGCGCCGGCCGTAGTTGCTGGTGCGGTTCTCGGCCAGATCAATCGGGTTGCCCTGGCCGTCGACGTTCATGTCGTATTCGTCGATCTCCTCCAGCAGCACATACCGCACCGTCGTCGATTTCAACCGGCCAGCCCGCGAGGCACTCACGAGGTTGAGCATGCCGCCCGGAAAGCGCTTGCGCAGTTTGGTGTTGTCGCTACCTTTCTTCCCGGAATCGCGCACTCGACGCCTCAACTCCGGGGTCGACAGACGCATCGGTTCGAAGCGATCCAGCTCCCACTTTTCCGCATCGTCCTTGGTCGCGAACACTGCGAGGATATTGCCGGCCGCCGACGTGATGCTACGTCCGACGAAACTCTCTCCGAGCGCGGAGCCACCTAGCTGGTGACCCTTTTGCATGCCAACCACGCGCACCCACGCGTTATCGAACAACCGGTGGTCGTCGTGCGTATAACGCGTCACTGCACTTGGCAAACCGGACAAGGCGTCCATGATCCCCACGAGATACGGCGTACGGCTGTTGCGCCAGCGCCCCGGCTCCGGTGCCGTCTCCGGCAGGATGCGGTGGCGCTCCGACCATTCGGCAATCCCAAGCCGCTCGTCCGGCCGTATCGCTTCGACTAGCGTTCGTACAAACTGGTCAATCGCCCCCATCGATTTCTTCCGCCTCGATTTCCCGCAGGATCCTGTCGCTATCGACCGCGCCCAGCGCCGATGCAAGTTCATCCTCCAGGCGCTGCTGGATCCGGGCTTCATCTGTCTCCGCAGCCAGTTCGTCCTTGACGCGCACCGCCACGTTCATGACGGCATCACGCACCGTGCGCAACGCAGTAAAGGCAAGTCGCTGCGCTTCGGCTACGGAGATCAGGCTGCCCCGAAGCTGCGCCAGCTCGAGCAGTTCACGCTCATGCCGCGTTTTCTCGCGACCAGCCCGCGATGCCCGATACTGGCTCGTCCACGGATCGCTTCCCGCGAGTGCGGCAGTCCCTGTTGTCGCAGCGGCAGGCTGCTCAAACTCGGCGTCAGCGAAAGTATCGTCGGCGTCAGCCGGATCGTCAGTCATTTGGCCGAACTCCGACGTGCCGTTGGCGCGGAGAGTCGCTGCTGGGGCGTTGGCCTGCCGCGCGAGATCCGTAAAGGATCGCTTCGACTCGTCGGTGTTCCTGTTCCATTCGGCGAGTGCGGTTTCCGAATCGATCTTGCCGCGAGCGTTCAACGAAATGCGTTTCGCCTCGATCGCCTTCTGCACCGCCCGATGGGTGACGCCGACCAGCCGGCCGAACTCGCGCTGGCTCATTTCACTCATTGGAAGCGCTCCGGAGATGAACGGCTACCGATGGCTACCATTGGGTTGGCTACCCGTGGCTACCCATCTGGCTACCCTGAAAAAATCTTGGAACAGCGTTTTTTGCGAGGTTCGAATTACCCTCGTTTGCCGATGCCCGGGAAGGACCCATGCATCACAGAGAGCCGCCGGGCATCGGCCGGCCCTCACCGCGCCGTCTCGACCGCCTCCTCGAACGCACGCCTGAACACGCCTTCGAACTGCGCCTCAGCCACCCGACGCGCGACATCGTCGAAGGGTAGCCGCGGCTTGTAGGTTGGCTGCTTCACGAATATGAACACGGGCTTTGCCGCGCTATACGCGAGGTGCTCGATGCGGGAATCCCTGCCGTATGCGATCCGCTTGTAGATACCCGGAAGCAACTTGCCTTCACGCTTAAGCAGGACAAAGTAACTGTACCCACGCGCTCCCTTGCCACCGCGCACCATCCTGTCACGCCGTCGCTCGCTCATATTGGCGCGATAACCCTGCTCGCCAAATGCCTGAAGGTATGACAACACTTCAACGATCAGGCCGCGCGACACGTTGCCGTACTGGTCCAGTGTCGCCGCCTTGCCCGGAACTGCAACCATGCCCGGAGGCAGCAGGCCGCGCGCCTGCAATGCGCGCTCGAAGCGCTTCATGCTCCGCTCGCCACCATAGACTTCCGGGCCGATGTACTTGCTGGCCGGCGTGCCCTTGGACGTGTCGTCTTTGATCCACACCCGTGCGACGAGATCGGTCTTCGTCGCAGACTTCACATAGGTGCTGTTCAGCGTGTACGGCGTGGGTCGGTCAAATCGGGCTTCCATCTCCGCCCGTATGGCCTGCTGTGCGAGCTGCGCCGTCTTCGTCAGTGCACGTGCCGTCGCGTACGGGATCTGGTTGTAAAACAGCGTGCCCATAAATCCCAGCGAATCGGCGATGTTGCTTTTGATTTCGAAGCCGGCCATAGCGTCACCAGAAGTTTGAGGCGCCGACGCGTTAGCATATGGGTCATGCAACCCACCGGAGCTACCATGCGGTTTCGAAGAAGTATCAAGATCCTGCCCGGCGTCAGGATCAACCTGGGGAAGACCGGCGTCAGCTTTACCGTGGGCAGACCCGGGGCAAGCGTCAACATCAAGCCGGGTCGAACTCCTCGCACAACGCTGGGCATTCCCGGTACCGGCATTTCGTGGTCCTCACGCACCCGCCAGGCAAGCAGCACCGGACAAGCTCAACCGTCCCCCAACGAATGGCGACTACTCAAGTTGGTCTGGAAGCTAATTTCCTGGTTCACGATTGTGACGTTTGCGCTGGGGATCATTGCCACCGCAGCCGTACTCCTGTCAGAACAGTGATTCGAGATTTCCAATTGAAAAAACCCCGAGGCTTGCGCACTCAGGGCTTCGGATATCCACGTTTCTTAGGGGCGAGTGCCCCCACATGACCTGACAGCCCGAGTAAGTTGTATTTGGATGGCCGAAAGGGTTGCGCTACGAGTGTGCGAGCGCTCACAGATCCAGTGACGCGGTAAAGGATGCATGGCGCGAAGTATAGGCAGGATTTTTCTTGGAAAGCAAGATTTTCATCGTTGCATTCGCATGCGCACCGTGTCATTTGCAGCGCCGTCGATTGCGTCGAGAAGCGCGTGCACAGCGTGGAAATACGGCTGCCAGTGCAATCGATATTGATCCATCGGGACACCGAGCGCGCGTGCTCGTGCCGGGTGATCTTCTGGACGGCGACCGGTTCCCTGACATGCGCTGCAGATTTGCCGGCCTGCGTTCTTTTCCAAAACCGGAACACTGATGCGACCTGCCCCGTTGCATTGACCGCAGCGCTCAATCTCGCGGAATATCATCGGCCCACGACCATCTCCGCGCCCGGCAAAGGGGATCCGATATTCATCAACGCACAGCCGTCCGGCTCCGCTACACGACTGGCAAACAACTCGTTGCAGTATCGTCGCGCGGCCGCGCCCGCTCACACCGCGGCCATCGCATGCAATGCAAAGATCGGCAATCCATTCGATGATGGCCTGACGCGAGAATCGCTCGACAATGTCCGTCACTTGTCGTTCGATCTTTTTCCCTGTAAGCGCCGCAGTCTTCTCCGCGGCTCTTGTCACGCCCGTGAATTTCGACCGATTGAATCTCCCCGCGTCACGCAGCCGCTTCGCGAGAAGCAGCGTCGCTCGATTAAGACCTGAGCGTTTCACGTCCTGCCCGTACTTCATCCGCCAAAGCAGTCGACCAAGATCGTTCGCGAATGCTAGGGCGCCCAAAGTCACTTGGGGATCCGCAATCGGATCGGAGAATTGCCCGCGTACGTTCATCGCAATACCGGCTTGCTCTTTCAGGTCGATCATCGAGCTACTCCCTTCCGTCCTACTGTCCCAATGTCCCAATGAAAAAGGGTCGTGTCTGCGCGCAGGCGCCTGCGACGTGCGCACCCTCGCCCGCACATCGCGCACGTCGCACGCGTCACGCGCACGCACACGAGGGCCTGCGGTTGGGACGTCGGGACATGGGACGCCGAGCGGCGCGCTGCCGCGATTGCGCTGGCGCGCCAATACAGGCTGACGCGCGCGCCACGGCGTGCGGCGAGAGTCGTTTTACAGAGGCACATCATCGTCCTCCGTCACTTCTGCGAGCGCGCCGTCTGCGGCGATCACAGCCACCGGTTCCTGCGCAGGCGGCTCGTAGTACCACTCACGCGTGCCCTTCGATTCGCGCTTGCGAACCCATCCGAGTGACTTCATCGCCTTCCCGATACGGCGCTGTTCTGCGGGCGTCCACTTCGAGATTTCGAGCTTCAGGCACGAGTTGAGAATGTCTTCCATCGTCACGCGCTGCATGTGCTCGCAATAGCGCGCAATCATCGTCTCGTAAATGTCACCTTCGTAGCGCGCGTCCTGCTCAGCCGAGAACAAGTGCTTTTCTTCGGGCAGAACCTGCCACGGTGCGGGCAAAATGCCGTCCGCTTCTGCATTGGCCCGTTCCCACTCGCAGTACTCCGAATACGCCTCGGCCCAGATCTGGTCGCGGTTCAGCGCGAGGCCCTTTAAATCGAGCACATCGGCCGTACGCACGGGCCAATAACGCCGGTTGCCCGATTCGTCCTTCAAATACGTATCGAAATTCACCGTGCCGCCGAAAACGCTCTGGCGCGGCACGTCGATTGCGCGACGAGCGTATGGCGGCCGGTACGTGTCGACTGCCGTCGTAAAGAATCGCTTTGCGTTCGACGAGTCGGCCTTGCTCAGCGCGTCCAGCTCGGCCAGCTCGATAACCCACTTGCCGGCCATCACAGCAAATGAATCCTTGTCGCCGATCACGATGTTCGCGTCGGTGAACCAGCCCGATCCGAAGAGTGTGCGAAATGCGGCCGACTTGCCCGCGTCCTGCTTGCCTTCGAAAATCAGCACGTTATCCATCTTGCAGCCAGGGCGCATCACGCGGCCGACAGCGCCGAGTAGCCACTTATACGAGACGTGTCGGACATATTCGCTGTCCTGCACACCGAGCCACGTCGACAACCATCCGCGCAGACGCGGCGTGCGGTCCCACTGCAGGCCGGCGAGGTAATCTCGGACCTCATGGTAGCTGTTGCGCTCTGCCGCGAGAAACACTGCGTCGGCGATCACGTCAGGACGCGGGCTGAATGAATAGTTCTGGCCCAGCCACAGCGCGCAACGTGCATCGTCGCGGTCGCCCCACTCGCCTTTTTCGCCACCTTCGAATGGGGGTGCCTTCAGCTTCATGATACGCAGCGCGAACTTCTCGAAGGCCAGCACGCCTTGCCAGCGCTTGTCGTGCGTCAGGATGGCGAACACATTGTCGAGGCATGGCAGCAGCGCGTTGGACTTCTCCGCGCGACGCAGACGCTGTTGCCACGTAAAGTGGCTATTCTCGCCCTCTACACCATCCCATTCCGGCGTCTCTTCACCTGCGTCAGCCGACGAAGGGGTAGCCGCGGCTTTGCCGACGAGCGCACGCACGCCATTGGCACTGGGCGCACTCACCATGCCGGCCTTTTCAAGATCGTCGAGCAGATGCGCGGCGCGGTTGTAGCCGATTTTCAACTCGCGCTGAAGCGCCGAGATCGACACACGCTTGCGTTTACGCACGTGCGCAGCGGCCTGCTCGTACAGCGGATCCTGCCCGCGCTCGACGGCGTGCAGATGCGGAAACGACGGAATCGCATAATTCGCGGGCGCGAGTGCTGCGATCAAGGCGCATTCGATCTGCGCTTTGACGACGTGCAGGCCTTCCTCGACGTGCAGATCGTTGAAGTCGGTGAGCTTGCGCTCGCCTCGGCCCGAGAACATCGGAATCGTCACGCTCGCATTGCCGACAGCTGCCGCCGCTGCCCGCGCGCGCTTCACGCCCGTGTTTTCGAAACGACGCACGCGCGGTGCGACACCGTCACGCTCGATCAAGAGTTCGATATACGGCACGCCGTGCTCATCGCGCTTGCCGGCGGCGCGGACGGCGTACTGCAGCTTGGCGTGCGTGATCTGCGTCGCCTCGGCAGCGTCGACATAGATCTCGCCTTCGAAACCGTATTCGTCACGCAGGTGATCACGCATGCGTCGCTCGATCACCCAGTCATCGTCGGCGCAGATGAGAACATGGATATCCGGGCACGCTGCGCGCAACGACTGCGCTGCCGCGAGAATGCCGCCCGCGTCGAAGCACACCACGACCGGAATGCGATCCTCGATCGCCATGCGGATCGACCGCGCTGTTGCGTAGCCTTCGGCGATCATCGCAACCTTGTCCCCGGCTTCGATGTTGCCGAGCTGGAGCGCGGTGCCCGCCTTTTCCATGCCCTTGTTGAACAGCTTCGAGCCGGTCGGCGAGATTTTCTGCAGGCCGGCAAGACGCGCGCCGTCGGCGCTGTAAACGTACATTGGCACGTAGAGCGTGCCGTCGGCTGCGAAGCGCACGCCTTCAGGCGTGATCTGCTTGCGATCGAGATATGCGGACGCGCCCGATTCGGACGCGGCGCACCATTGATCCTGCGCGCGGTTCGCTGCCAGCTTCGCCTTCTCACGCGCCTTCGCTGCCGCTGCCTCCTCCGCTCGTTTCTGATGCTGTCTCGATTCTGCGAGCGATTCGGGAGAAGCGGCCGCACCCTCCCATTGAAATGTCTGCGCGCCATTGTCGTCGCCGGACCAATAGCCGAATGCTCCCGTGTATCCGATCACCACGCCGACCTGCACCACCTCGTGGATCGAATACCAGTACTTCTTGCCCGGCCCGTAGCGATGCGGGCGCCCGTTGTCAGAGATGCGCGGATGCCCTTCTGGCAATTTCGGATGGCCGGCGGCCATCAACTGATTGGCGATCTGGTCGAGTGTCGCCATCGTTTAGCGCCCCGCTCCCGCAATGACGATGCGCGGGAAAATCAGACCCTCACGGTTGAAGAATGAACGCCACTGACGGCGGCCTGCATTGAATCGCGCGGTGCCGTTCGACAGCTTGGAAGCAAGAGGATGCCGCGCACGAAGCGCAGATGCGGTGTTGGACAAAGTCACTTTGAACCCCGGAAAGTTATTTGCCGCGCAGGCGGCGCCATTCGGCCTCATGCAGGCCCTTGAATCGCTCGACCTGCTCTGGCGTAAAGAAACCACCAACGAAGCCGAAGAAAAGACGCCGCTCAGTCAGCGTGCGCAGAGCGGCGCAATGACTGGCGGCAGTCGAGATGAAATCGTCGATATGGCCGACCTGCCGCGCACGGTCGAGGAGCATATCGGTCGGGAATATCGGCAGAAGAGTCGCGAGGAATGGTGCGACGCGCGCGGGCGCGTGTAAGGCAAGACGTGCCAGCTCGATTGAGGCACATTCGAGTTGGCGATCGAGATCGCAGCACAAACCGGCCTTGGCTCTGTACGGGTTGCAGCACGCCATTCCAGGTCGAAACTGCATTGCTTATCGGCGTCCGATTTTGCTGACGCGCATGACACGCGCAAGCAGACGATCGAGCAAGCGCTGTTCCTCCCGCGCCGCACTGGCGATCGCGTCTGCCTCCCGGCGCGTGATCTTGTTGTCCGCCAGTGCCACGCTAACTTCGTGCGCTACAGCACCGGTTTGGCGGGCAAGTTCAAGAGTATCGAGCGCTATGCCACTCACCGAGTCATCCGCGCCGGTCTGGTCGATGGGCTCAGCGCGCAAGGCGAAGCGCTCATTGAGCGCGTGGATCGCATCGAAGCAATGAGACTGGCGCTTTTCTTCCATCCACTCGATCAGCAACTCGAACATCTCCATCGAGAGGCGGTTTTCACCCTCACCGCGCAAACGCAGGCGCAGCGACTCTGTACCAATGCTCTTGCCACGGCGATTCGTAAGGAACGCGGCCGCATCAGCCACGCCCCCCGGCGTATTGCGGACCGACGTGTAAAGCACGTCAAGCCAATCTGTGCCGCTGTATCTGCAGGTCATGCTTGCCTCGTTTTCTTTGTGGACCTGTTTTTCATACTGTTCGCTCGAAGCACTAAACCCTAAGATTCAGACTCGATCACTCAACGCCGGCTGCGGCGAACAAATGTGGCTCTGAACTCAAGATTCGGCCGCAGAATTCCAACTTTCATCGCCCAGCTCTGGCCAGATCAAATGCCAGTCGTTGGGACGCAAGTCTTTCCGCGTAACGGCCCCGGTCGTCGCGCGCTCAATTGACCAACACACGATGATCGGAACTGGCCGCATGAGATTTGCCCACGCGCTTACGTCAGATGCGTGCGCACCGATGTTCCGAGCCAGTTTCACCAGGCGGCCGCGCTCGGCGGACAGATAGGTTCGAAGATTCATCGCGAAACTTTAGCGAAACGCGAAACATTTGTCTATAGCGTTACGCGCATATACGGCTTTAGCGATTTGCTATTGAATTCGGCCCATGAAGGACATCGACGAAATCAGACGAACCAACCTCCGACTCTTGGAAGAAGAGTACGGAAGTCCCACATCGGTAGCGAATGCGTTGAGCATGAGCTTGGCGCAATTCGCCAACCTGCGGGATGGCGCCAAGGATTCGAAGACAGGAAAGAAGCGCGGCATGCGCAAAGAAACGGCTCGGCGCATCGACAGCGCAGCCGGTAAGCCGGATGGTTGGCTTGATGTGGATCACTCGGCGCAACCGATTGATAACGTCAGCAAATCAAAGCGCGAGCCAGCCGGTTGGGAAAAACTTGATGAGTCAGGTCGCCTTCAGGTTGAGGCGTTCATTCGCGGACTGCTTGCTCGGCCTCTGAGCAAATCTGGCGATACAGATGACGATCGCCCGCGAGGTGATTGACCTGGGAGCCGTATAGATCGCTCAGATGGCCGATCGGCTCCAACGAAGAATCACGGAAGCAGAATTCGTGAGTGATGACGGGCCGCTTATCCCGAAAATTAAAACCGAAAGCGGCTCTATCAAGATAAACGTTCCACCGCCCATCCGTCCGCAGGCCTTCCACAAGAGCAATAGCCCCTACCAACTCGGGGTTCGTCGAAACAATCACCCTCACCAAGTCCCCCGGCTTGCACTTTAGCGTGCATAGCTCTTGACGTTCCCCGCGCATCCCGCTCCCAACTCTCTTGTAAGTTAATACTGTACGAATATACAGTACCAAGGTCGATTTGTTACATACGGCTTGCAATTTCATTCCAAATGCATTGTTACAAATTTAGCGCCGATATTTCGCGTTTCGCTATAGACAGACATTTCGCGTTTCGCTAAAGTTCGAACCGTTCGAACTTCCTCCCCTCATCGAGAATTGCGATGCGCAAAACCCCCTCCTTGTCTCAAGACGAACACGGAGATGCACGCCGGCAATGGCTGAAACTTGAGCAGCAGCCGACGATCAAGCAACACGTTCCCCAAAGCAACTTTGAGGAATCTCCGCACTGGCGCATTTGCCTCTTCATTGCAGTGATCGTGATCGGCATCAATGTGCTTTCGCCCGATCCCGACGCTGCTGTGCGTGCCCCCCACGCCGCGCGCGTAGTCGCCTGACCCGTCACCAAGGAGCAGGCAGTGACCAAGCGACTTCCCGTATCTGACCTCGAAATCGCGCGCGAACACCGCCTCGGTCGCTACTCCGGCTCCGCCGCTGACGCCATCACTAACCCAGCCATGCGTATCTGCCTCACAAACCTCGCTGAGATGAGGAAGAAGCGCGAGCAACCTGCCGATCAACCGCTCGACGGGAAGTGCCGCGCCGCCGGCGATTCGGAGTAACACCACATGCCACGCATCAAACTCAACGCGCCCCCCGAAAACCAGCAACAGCGGCGCGACACGATTGGCCTGCGCTCAGTCGTCAAATACGACCCGATGGCACCGCGCCCGACGACGCCTGTCATGGTCGGTCAATACGTCGTCGCTCGCCGCCCGCTGTCTGACAGCATCTACACGCTGTATATGATCCTCGATGGCGCAACCATCGTGCGCACGCAGATCTCGTATCCGTCGGAAGATGATTGCGCTTCGGCCGTCCAGCGACACCGCACCGCGCAAGCCGCATCGATGGCCGAGAAGACGATCGCCAAGGCGAAAACGCGCCGTGCCCAACCGCCGGTCGCGGAGGTCGCGTGATGCTCGCCCTTCTGATAGCCATTGCGACCTGTACGACCGCCTGGCTGTTGACCAGTCCGCAACCCAATCGAACCCTCGGCGGCCTGTTCGGGCTGATCGACTCCATCCTCTGGCTCGTCGCCGGCATCGCTGCCGGCAAAACGGCCGTCATCCTCATCGCAGCCTTCTGCGCGCTGTGCTTCCTGCGCTCGCTGTTGCGCGGCCGGACGGTGAGCCTTTTCGGGAGCAGCCATGCAAATTGATCTTTCGCCGATCTGCAAATCGCTGATCGCCCTTCTGGCTTCGGGCTCAACCTACACCCGCAATGAGATCTATAGCGCCCTTCCGGATGCCGACCGGGTAGCGATCAACCGCGAGCTCAACATGCTCGTGCGAGCTACCGTGGTTATCGAGGGCGATCTTTCCGGCGGCGGCAATCCCGCCCTGCAAGTGTCCTGCTACTACCTTTCTGGTTCACTCGCCGGGCGCGGCCACGACGCCCCCATCGCCACAGACGCCGATGTAGCCGGCATCTCCAGGCAGGCATCGAGCAACGCGGTTGCCGCTCGCGAAATTCCCTTCATCTACGAAGATCCGAGCGGCGTTGCATGCGTGCAGGTGACCCGCCATCGCAACTACAACGTCGGGAGCGCTATCCGTCACCTATGGTGCGTCGGCCTGCGTGATGGGTCTTCACGTGCCGTTCGCGATCAAATCAAGGCGATAAAGGAAGCCCGGTTCTATCTCGACGACGAAATCGAGCGCCTGCAGTTCACGCTCGCACAAGGAGGTGCCGTATGAATGATAAGCGCATCAGCCCGCTCGTACTCGACGCCATGATCGTCACCGGCAACACGAAGGCCGCAGTGAAAGCCGCCGGCGGCAAGTCCGCCGACCTGTGGATGCTTCCGTACGATGAGATTCATTACGACCCCCGCGATAACGTTCGGCCGCTCGATGTCGATTGGGCGCAACGCCTCGGGAAACTCATCGCGGCCGACGGATACGACAAGAGCCAGCCGCTGCACTGCTACGTGCGCAAGGTCGGTGGCGCAGACCGTGTGTACGTGTGGAAAGGACAGCATCGATACCACGGCATCGGCTTCGCCATCGATGCTGGCGCCGACCTTGGCCTCATCCCTGTCGTGATGATGGACGCGAAATCGGTCAACCGCATCAACCTGATCTTTGGCGGCCTGACCAGCAATGAAAGCAAGCGCACTTCGCCGCTCGAACTCGCGCAAAACATCGCTGAGCTGCGCGACGTGTGGAAGGTGGACATGAAAACGATCTGCAACCGCCTGCAGATCACCGATCAGACCGTTCGCGACGTTGCGCTGCTCGAAACCGCGCCCTCAGCTCTGCACAAGCTCGTGCGCGACGGCTCAGTTGCCGGCACGCTAGCGATCGAGGAGATCCGAAAGTACGGGCCGGATAAGGCGCTTGAACGGCTTCAGCGCGGGATCGAAGCGGCGAAGTCGGCAGGCAAAGCGAAGGCCACGAAGAAACACGTCGACGCGGCAGCAGCAGCGCCAGCGGCGAAAAAAATCAGCGAGGCGCAGGCAAAGCAACTTTTGCAGGCACTGCAGTCCGTGCTGCATGATCCGCTGTTCGGCAAGCTTTCTCCCGGCACCGTTGAAGGCGTCCACGCGGCGGTGACCCCGCTCACAGACCTGCTCGATGCGCTGCCGGCAAAAGCGTCGAACCGCAAGATCTCGACGCCCAACGAGCATGGCGTGTACACAAGACACGAGACGATCAAGGCGCCCCTTTTCAAACGATCGGGCAAGCATCCGTACGAAATCCACCTTGCGCACGTTGATACCGGCAAGTGGATTTTCAGCACGTCGTACTCGATCGGCACCGGATCCGGGTCGAGCCCCTGCACCCTGCGTGACGGCGATCCAACCTACCCCACGCGCGGCCAGGCGATTCGAGCGGCCGTCATGCACATCACGCGCGAGATGGAAGATCCGCGCAAGCGTGATGCCAAGGAAGCGCAGGGCGTTCATTCCTGGCTGATCAAGCTGTGGCAAGCCCCCGATCCGGACTGGACCGAAGAGCTTGCCGATGCGTCAGGAAAGGCACCCACGACTGCTCCGACCGCGCTGTGGCCCTTTCCCACTGGGGGCAAGCCATGACTTTGTCCACGGCTATTTCTACCCCATGTCCGCTGCCGCGTCAGCGGGGCGACGCGGAAGAGCGCCCGAGGCTTTCGCTCGCTGGCGCCGTACCGGCGCAGCCTGCGCACGTAAAAGACAACGGCGACGGGCTATTGCCCTCCATCCAGAAGAACGAAGCCCCGTCTGATCGACGGGGCAACCTCTCGCGCCTCGAGGCGTTCAGCATCGAGATCCGCTCGCTGGCCGAGGCCATCGTGCTTGGCGCCGACATCGAGTTGCTCGACCTCATGCGCGATGAAGTAGGCAGCTATAGCCGGCACAAGGCGGCGCAGGAGGCGCGCACGTGGGCCGAACAAGGTCGCCTGTCGATCGAGACTGGATTGATGCAGTTGGAGCGTGCCATGCGCTCCGCAACGAATCGGGGATAACCATGAATGAGCAACAGCTCCGCGCGATCCACGCGCAGGCCAGCGCCGCTGTCGCGCGCACCGATCGAACCCTCACGCCCGCCGAAGATCGCTTCTGGCCGCTCTATCTTGCCGCGGAGGTCACCGCCGCCTCGGCTACCAAGCAAACCAGCTGGACTCAGACGCAAATCGACGGGCTTCTCGCCGATGCCGACGCTACTACGCTTCTGCCGTGCATGGACAGGTGGTTTAAAGAAATGAACGGGGAAGAAGAATGAGGATGCCGATCAACACGCTGCCGGGCCGATATACGCCCAGCCCGATCAACGGCACGATCCAGCACAAGCGCGACAAAGCAACTTTGCAGGCCGATGCGATTGCACTGCTTCGCGAGAATGGGCCGCTGCCGAAAAAGAAGATCATCACAGCACTCCGCACCGCGAAGTGGCTCGTCGACGAGGTCATCGAGAAAGCTGAAGCGGAGGGCGAAATCGAGCGCTTCCGGATGCTTAGCCCACGCAAGCGCATGGACGAATACTGGTGCATCGCCGGAATGGCGCCCGTGTCAACGACCACGCGATTCAATGCCAGCGCGGTGCTCGCAGCGATGCAGGCCCACGCCCTTCAACTCGCAACCGGAGGCCGGGCATGAACCTGCTCACACGCGCATACATCCTCGAAAAGTTCGGCGTACGCCTGTCGGTCCCGCAGCTCGCGCAACTGCTCTCGATGGCCGAAGGGACTGTGCGGAACCAGATCAGCGCCGAGATCTTCCCAATCGCAACGTATAAGGAAGGATCGGCGCGGTTTGCACCGTATGAGGCTGTCGCGGAGTATCTCGATTCGATGTCCGAGAAAGCCAGACGCCATGCTGCATGACGCTACCGTGCGGCGGGTATGGCGCACCGATGCGATATCCTGTATACCGTCACCATCCAAAAATCACGCTTCCGGGGTTGAATATGGCAGTTCAAACTGGCTGGACTACAGCAGAGCTCGATCCAAGAAAAATCCAGCTTGATCTTCTAAATCCACGCATCGAGTTGAGCAGCAAGGCAAGCCAGGCCGAGATCCGCCTAAAACTGCTGAAACTTGAGGAAGTTTTAGAATTGGCGCGCGGAATCGTCAAAAATGGGGGCCTTTTCCACGGCGAACGGGTCATCACCGTCGTCGAGGATGACAAGCAGGTCGTGCTTGAGGGCAACCGGCGCGTCGCGGCCTGCCAGATGCTGCTCAGCCCGTCCTTGATCCCGGACGAATTCGCGGAGAGGTTCCCCGTCGCGCCGGCTGCGGTGAAAGCGGCCCTGCGGTCCATCAGCGTTGACGTTGCGCCAGACCGTCAAGCCGCCGATCCCATCCTCCAGAAGCGCCACACCGAACAAGGTGCAAAACCATGGTCACCGGTCGCGAAAATGCGCCGGGCGGTGAGCATGCTTGCGCGCGCTTCGATCGAGGACGTGGCCGTGGCACTCGGAACGACTCAAGGAGCGATTCGCAAACTTGTAAAGCCATATCGCCTGCTGAAGTATGCGTTAGACCTGGATGTATGGACGAGCGATGAACGGGCCGCGCTCGAAAATGAGAAGCTTGTAACCACACCATATACCCGGTTCTTTACGCTGAAGGACACGATGCGGATTCTGCGCCTGTCGTTTGATGACGACCAGAACCCGCATAGCGAGCTGCCTCCTGAGATCTTTCGCGAGCAGATGATCGCGATTGCCCGCGATTTTCTGCTACCCGATCCGGTCAAGAAGCGTCCACGGTGCGACACTCGAACCGAGCCTCTCGCCTATTTCGAGCGCTTCCTGAAAACTCGCGAAGGGAAAGCGGCGGTGAACACGCCGGCGCCATCGAAAGGCGCATCCGCTTCAAGCACCGCGCCTAGCGCTGCGACCAAGAGCGGAGCGGCCGCACCGGCAACTCCTGCGGCCGCTCCGCTCCCACCGTCGTCCGCGGCGGCCGGTGCTCCGAGGCCAAAGACACCGAAGGCGTCTGTTTTTTTTGAGAACCTCGACTGTCACGTGGTCGACGACAACCTCGTCAAGCTGACAAACGAGATCAAGACGATCAACCACGTGAAGTTCCCCGTTGCTGCGTCTCTGCTGCTGAGAGCGCTGTTCGAATGCGCCCTGGTGTTCAAGCTCAAACAGACCAAGAAGTGGGCAGAGCTCCTCAAACAAGGCCCGGCGAACAAGCCTGGTTGGGATCCCGGTCTGGCTGACCTTATCAAGTATGCAAAGAACTTCAACAACGGAGTCTTTGTCGAGCGAAATATCTGTAAGGCTCTCGAGAGCAACCATACGGAACACGCGAAGAATTATCTGGACGCGATGACGCATCTCAAATATCAGGGCATCGACGTGACCGCCTTGGAGACTTATGCGAATCATCTGCGCGGAACTATCAAATACATTCTTGAAGGCAATTAACGATGGCTAGAAGAAAGAGTCCTATCCCTCGTACCGAGCCAATGAGTCCATTGCGCTACCCAGGTGGTAAGGCGCGCCTCGCCGCGTACGTAAGTGGTGTTATCGAGGAAAACTACCTTAATGGGTGCACGCTTTACGAACCGTTTGCAGGTGGAGCATCAGTTTCGCTGGAGCTGCTTCGACTTGGATTCGTGAGCGACGCCGTGCTCATCGAGAAAGACCCATTGGTTTATGCGTTTTGGTGGTGCGTCTTCAACCAGACAGATGCCCTCTGCGCCGCGGTCGAAGCCTGCCCAGTCTCGATGGAGACCTGGCTTCGATTGCAACCCACGAGGGATGTTCGCGACCCGGCGGATAGCCGATACACTCTGCTGCAGCTCGGGACGGCCGGGCTGTTTTTTAACCGCACCAACTTTTCCGGCATCATCGGCGCCGGACCAATCGGCGGCGAAAGCCAAGCTTCCGATTACAAAATCGACTGCCGCTTCAACAAGGAAAAGATCATTCGGCAGATTCGCACGGCCGCAACGTTCGCCGAACGTGTCAGCGTCGAGTGGGGCGACGCGATTTCTTTCATGCGCGACAACGCCGAACAACTTGCCACAGGCTTTGCGTTTGTATATGTCGACCCACCGTACTACAAGGAAGGGCGCAAGCTCTATCGTCATCACTACAACGACGCCGATCACGTCGAGCTCGCAGTGTTCCTCCAAAACCAAGGCTACCCCTGGTTGCTGAGCTACGACGACCATCCCCGAATCCGTGAGCTTTACGCCAAGAACACGGTTCAGCCGATCTACCTGGACTACAACGTCAAATCGAGCCGGACCGCACAGGAGCTTGCGATCTCAAACCTCGTAATACCGGTCCCGGTCTACGAGGGAACACCGCAGTTGCTCCAACTCGAAGTCGACGCGTGAGCCCACGCATCGTCCGCGACCAACTACGGCTGCCTCGGACGTTACACCGCAAACATGTCGCCCTGCTGATGCTTCAGGCGGTCAATTTTCTCGAAAAGGCGGATCTTGGCATCCGCCTTTTTCAAGGCTGGCTCTGACATCAACCCGACCAGCTCTTCGAGCTGCTTCACGTCCCCGACGTTCTTGAACGCCTTCACCTTGTTCACGTACACGACGGACTTCTTCTTCTGACGCAGCAGCTCGATCACGTTGCTCAGCGTACCCGTACTCTGCGTATCCCAGATCATCAACCCGAAATCGGCTTTTTTGGCCATCTCAAGGTCCTTGGCTGTGAAGAAGGCACGGGTGCCGGGCGTTGCCTCCGTATCGACAGTGTGGACCGGCCAGCGCCCCACGTTGTTTCGCGGAAAACTGCCGCTGCAGTACACGACTGCACGTTTTGCGGAGCGCTCCTGGAGATACGTCTGAATGGACGTGTCGGCCCCGTCGGCATCGCCAACCAGCACATCAAAATTCGACGTGACGATCGTATCGATCCGCTCCTTCACCCGCACATCAAGGTTCTTGATCTTGATCGAGCCCGCAATAAAAACCGTAGTCATCTTTTACCTCTTGCTGGTCAGAGTAACGAGGTAGACGCTCGAAACCTTTCGATACTGTAGCAGCGCTGCGGTCGCGGCCTCGGCGGTGGCGCCGCTGTCATAGAGATCGTCGAGTAGCAGGATCGGCCGGGCCTCTTCGCCCGGCAGCACGTCTGCGACGACAAACATGTTCGCGAGTGCCTGAACCTTCTCCTCTCGCGTACCCAGGTCTTTCAGCCTCGGGCCCCCGGGCCGCTTCCACAGCAAATTCTCTTCCACGGGGACGCCGCACACGTCCCCAAGCGCCCGCGCGACTTCCGTCACAGGCTGCCTGGCCCGCTGGGTCGATGCCGGCATCGGCACGATGACGGCCGGCTGATACAGGCGCGGGCAGATGTGCTCGTACACAGCCTCGGCAAGCGCCCGGACCTGATCCCAGTCGTCACGATACTTCAACCGGAATACCGCCTCTCCGGCCTCGGACCGCTCGGTATCGAACTGGGGATATCCCTGCTCGTTGTCGCCGATATAGGTACTCCGGATCGTGTGTTTGTCCAGCGCAAAACCCAGTTCCCAGTTGCCGTGAATCTCCCGCACGTTCGCCCGCATTTTTCACCTCGTTGTTATTGTCAGTTCGGGGAGGTGGGCGCGTCAGGCCGCTTTCACAAGAGTCAGACGGCCTTTTTTTGCTACCGCTGCGGGATCGAGATTGGTATAGCGCTTCAGGTTGCGCCAATCCTTGTGGCCGGTAACGGTGGCCACCTCGGGGATTTCCCAGCCGGCCTCGAACAGTGCGCTGGTCGCCTCGTGCCGCAGGTCATGCAGATGGAGATCAACGATGCCCTTCGCATCACACGCCTGCTTGAAATACTTGCTCGCCGTGCCCTTGTCGAAACGGAAGATGAAATCGTTCTTGTGCGCCGGCAGCGACGGGTCTGCCGCACGCCGCTCCGCGTAGCCCTCGGGCACTGGATAGCGCGGCTGCCGCATGATGACCTCGTAGGCATCCCCAATCAGCGGAACCCACTCGTTGTTGCCGATCTTCTGGCGAGGATGCTTGCGGTCGCGCACGAGCGCGAGGTGCCGCTCATGGTCCAGATCATCCCATCGCAGGTTGAACAGTTCGCCGCGCCGGAAGGCACACTGCATCGCGATGCGCAGGAGGCCCGGCATCGCCTGCTCGCGCTCGGGATGCTCCGCAAACCACTCAAAGATTTTCTCGATCTCTTCGGGCGACGGGCGACGTTCGCGCCGTTTGCCGGAACTCACTAGCCCAAGGTGTCTCAGGCTCGGTCGTGCTGCCGCGACGGCGTCAGACAGCGTGATGCCGAGCAGCGACGCCATGTGCCGCATGACGGTCCCGAGCTTGGATATATCCATATCGACGGTGTAGCCGCCGGCACCCGCCTTGCGGCGCATCTGGGCAAAACCGACGATACGCTCGGTAGAGAGCTTCGCGGCAAAGTCGCTTTGGAATTCGTCGCGCAGCCGGTCGAGGATGTAATCCTCGTTGGACTTTTCGATCACGGGCCGCCCCGACTCCTTGCGGGCCTCGCGGTATTTGAGCACCAGCTCCCCGAGCGTCACGGTCGAAGCCTCGACCTTGCCGCCTCGATCCAGCTCGGTTTCGATTTCGCGCGCCCAGACTTCGGCGGCGCGCTTTGTCGCGAATGTCTTTGATATACTCTTGCCGCCGCTGCGACGCACCTGCGCCCGCCAACGGCTGCCGATGGGCAGAATGGATGCCATGTTGTCCCGTCCGGTGTGACTGTAGCAGTGTCGGAGCGGACGGCTGCTACAGGTTGGAATCTGTAGCAGAATTGTAGCAGTGAGGGTGTTAAACGATGTTACACAATGGTTCACGGCGCTTCATTTAGGAAGAAGCGAAAAAGCCGGAATCGCCCGCCGGATAAGGCTAAAGCCCGGATTTACAAGGCTTTCAGTCTATCCAGTGGTTTTGGTCATCTCCCTGTAGTTCAATGGATAGAACAAGTGCCTCCTAAGCGCTAGATGCAGGTTCGATTCCTGCCAGGGGGACCAGCCGCCCGCACCCATCCTCACCGCGCCGCTCGCCCGTGCCCGCCCTGTCGGCGTGGCCGTCCCGATCTCTCCCGTTATCCCGTTACGCTCTCGCTGCGCACCTCGCGCGAGCCGGTCGCCGATTCCGCGCGCCTCGCAGCGTCCTCTTTCCAGGCAGATCCACCATGGACATCAACAAGCAACTCGCCGCCCTCACCCACTCCGAACTGCAGACGGCCGGCGCCAGCCAGGCCACCGCCATCGCCGTGAGCGTCCTGCTGCGGCATCTGAGCTCGCCGGAGCTCGTCAAGCTGTTGTCGTCGGCGTTCGAGAATCATCAGGCCGTCATGCTGCAAACGCCCTGGCCCGAGCAGATGCTCAATTCGTTCGAGGCCACGCGCCGCTTCCTCGAAGGCGCCGCGCAAGGCCCGGCGCCCGCGCCCGAAACGCCGGAGGAGTAA